CCCCTGCCGTTTCATGACCTCCACAAAACGTGCGTAGGGATTTCCTTGCGCCATTTTATGCCACCTCCAAAAACCGCAATCCCAGCGTCGTCTGATAGTCAGACCCTGTCCATGCATGCTCATCCGATATGATCGTAAAGCGCCCGCGGATCTTGGAATTTACCTTTTCCACCACGATCGCCCGTCCGGTCTGGTAGGCGGGATTGCCGCGCACAACCACCTTTCCGGAATCCTCGATCCCTTTCAGCAATTTACGCGCCTCCCCCGCCACATCCTTTTCATCCCCGGTCTGTTTATAAGCCTCACGGATGATGCCATACCCTGTGAGACCGTTGGAAACCTCCCCGATGGGCTGGTCAGACGCCCCAAGGATCACGACCTGGTTTACCAGATTTTCGATGCTGCTCTTATACTGGGCATCCATGACCGCATCATCCCCGGTCACTGTCCCAGCAAGCTGCTCGCCATATTTCTCCACGCACACCGTCTGCCCCTGCATGTACAAATGGGCATCCTTACCCTCATAAGCCGTCTGGATGACCTGCGCGATAGACTTTTCCCCTGTGCTGATCACTTCTACCTCGCCACCCGGGTCATACAGCGTCCCGCATGCTACACCGGCTTCTGCGCAGACTGCCGCCGTTACCGCCGCCGGGCTGCCCTTATATACGCCAAATGCCTTCCCGCGCAGATACCAGGCATAGTCATAAGCCATTGACTGCATTTTGATGTCATTCTCTGTACGCTCCTCCGTGAGTACGATCCCGTCAAACAGGATGATGCCATCCTCCAGGATCAGCCTGTCCCCTTTCCTGACGGATATGTTGTGGACGTTCGGATCCTGCGGCGCATACAGGTAACTGATCGTAACCTTGCGCGCCAGCTGGTTTTCGTCCCCTGACCAACTGATGCTTTCGATATATTTTGATACATTGCTCCCGTTTATGCTCACATTCAATCCGGTATCACCAGCCTTTCCCCGCCAGTCAGGTCATCTTCTGTCATGCCATTGGCTGCCGCGATCTCCTTCCAGCGGCTGCCGTCCCCATAATACCGGCACGCAAGGTTCCAGAGGGAGTCCCCCGCCTTTGCTATGACCGTCTTCGGGATACTCGCTTTTGTGTTACGTTCGCAGATCCCTGTTTCCGTGTAACGCTTAACCCAGCTTGCTACCGGCTGCGTGTTCAGGTCACGGTTCTCCACAAAGCTCCACGACACATAAATGTCCGTCTGACCTTCCTTGTATGTTTCAGTCGCGGAAGATACCGTAAACTGGGCATTGACGTCCGACCCCGATATGATGATGCAGATCGGACGCTTCCCGTTTTTCGCTTTCTTTACGGAGGATATGATCTGTTCCGGGTCAACCCCTTTATAAAACGGGCTGCTGCTGTCCGGTAAAAAGGTGGACAACGATATTTTTATCAGTCCACGGTTACCCGGCACATTAAACTCACCCACATTCAGTAGGTCGATCGTTTTATCTTTGCTGTCCTGTGTCACGCTGATCTCCTTGGGGTTGACGGGCAGTTCCCACCGCCCGTCATCCGTTTCCAGCATCACGCTCCTTGTCTTTCCCATCACTGGTTATCCTCCGCTTCCTCGATTTTCCGGATGATCTCCTCTGCCACCCGTTCAATATCCTGTTCGCTTCTGACCTCCATATGCTCCACGTTCACGTTAATGTTCCGGCTGCCGCCCTGAACCTGCTGCGTCACAGGGTTTGACAATATCTTACTGCCTCCAGGCAGGTTTACCAATTCCGGCCCGTGCTCGCCTACAGTGGTCCATCCGCCGGAAAAATATGACGTTCCTGTGGCATTCGTCGCCGGGGTTTCCTTGGACTTTCCGCCGCCAAATATGCCTCGCACCTTACTCACAGCACCGCTGACAGCCTTGACCGCCCCGCCGAATGCATCTGCAAGCCCCTGCACGATCGGGCCAACCACTGCCCATACCTGCTCGATCACGCCCTGGATATATGGAAATGCCCATCCGATCGCATCCGCAACCAGACCGACGCCCTCTACCACAAGCCCGAGGATCGGTTCTGCCACTGTCCAGATCGCCGAGATCTGCCCCGATATGATCGGCGCGACTGCCTCGAACACCTGCTGCAGGATCCCCGCCTTACTCCCGATGACGCCAAATATCTCAGCAATCTTGGAGCCAACCCCAGATACAACTTCTGATACGATTGGCATAACAGCAGCCACCACGCTGCCGATCCCCGCAAATGCTGCCGCAAGGGGCGGAATTACCGATGTGGCAACCTCCGAAATGGCAAGCACCACCGGTTCCAATGTCGGCAGGACTGCCATAAAAGAGTCCCTCAGGGATGCGATCGCTGGCTGTGCTGCCGCAAAAGCTCCCGAAAACATGCTGCCGATCCTGCCGACCACAGGGGCACAGGCAGATACCGCATTCGATATACCGCTCGCCATCACGCCAAACATGGGTCCTGCACGCTCGATCACGCCGCCCAGCGTCTCCGTGATTGCCGGCATGCGGTCGATCAGCCCCTGCATCGCATCCTGCACATACGGCAGTGCCTTCTCGCCAAGGCTGGTCAGCATCACACTTCCGGCGTTCTTTAGCTTCGACGCCATCGCGGACACCGAATTTGTCTGGATATTAAATGCCCGGTCCGTCGCCCCGGCCGCTTCTCCCATTGCTGCCGTTTTTTCTGCAAAGGCGTCTGCCTGCGCCCCCGTCAGCGCCAGCACCGCATTTTTGGATTCAATGCTGGAAAACAGGTTTGCAAAGGCAACCTCGTCCCCTTTGACGGATTCTTTCAGCTTCGTCAGGATCCCGCCCAGCCCTTCGCTTTCCAGCGCTGCTGCCCCGGATGTATAACCCATCTTTTTGAGGGCTTTTTCCATCTGGGAGGACGGGCTTAAAAATTCCTGCATCGTTGCCCGCAGCTGTGTCGTCACTTCCGCAGTGCCGCCGGTAACGCCGGTCAGCGTCGCCATCGCGCCAAACAGCTCTTCCTGACTGACCTTCATGGTCGCCGCCAGCGGGACTACCTGACCCATGCTGCTTGCCAGCTCCGGGAAACTTGTCTGCCCCAGTTTTACCGTCAAAAATGCCAGATCGGACGCCTTCTGCAACGCCGCTGCAGAGGTATCTCCATATCCTTTCGTGACTGCCGAAAGCATGTTGACAGAATCTGTTGTCGTTGCATTCCCGGCCTTTGCCGCTTTGGCGGCGATCTCCAGCTGCTTTACGGACTCCGCAGATTCCCCGAATGCCGACACCACTTGATATAAGCCATCCGTAAGGTCTGACGTGGCTGCTCCGGTATCAATGGATACCTGTTTGAGTTGCTTCGACATCCCCTGCAGCTTGCCCTGCACATCCCCATCCAGTAGCGTGCCAACATTTTGCATCTGGCTCTGGAAGGACGCTGCCTGCGTCCCTGCCGCACCTGCCGCTATCGTAAAGGCACCAAGCGCCGCTGCCGTTCCGGTCAGCATGCCCTTACCCATGGCTTTCATCGCCTTCTGGCCGCCCTTTACGACCAGCTGCACCACTTTGGTCGATTTGATCTTATCCAGCTGGCTCTTTACCTTTTTGACCTTATCGACCGCATGCTCCGTCTTCGCCTGTATCTCAATGGTCTTTTTTGCCAGCGGCTGCAGCTTCTTTTTGACCCCTTCGATCGCCTTATAGGCTTCGGAGTTTTTGATCTTCAGCTCTTTTTCCCTGATCTTCTTTTTATCAAGCTTTTCAAGTTCTTTTTTTGTCTTCTCAACTTCGCCCCTGTAACCGCGTGTGGATTCCTTCGCCTGTTTCATGACGCCGGATACGTTATCCTTCACTGACAGGACAGCACCAAAAACCTCCTTCAATCAATCCACCTCATTTTCCGGGCAATAAAATAGAGAGCGCCTCCAAAAAGGCGTCCCTCATATCTTCCTTGCACTGCTCCCTGTTCAGTTCAGCGATCGCCTGCATGATGCCCTGCTCCATGCGGGGCATGGCAAAGATCTCTTCCGGCCGGTATCCCCTCTCCATCCAATATCCTGCAAGCCACATCTTACGGGACTGCTTTAAGAGTTTTTTATCTCCTCATCCTCCCGGATCACTTCAATATTCGCATCCCCCGTCATTCCGGAAAGCTCCAGCACCTTGTTCACAATAAATGTGCGTTCTGACCCGGTAAACATTTCCGTGATCTTATAGTGCTGTTTCAACGTGCCTTCCTCCACAAGGATCTTCGCCGCATTCTGCAGTGTTGGGGAAGCCATGTAGATCGTATATTTGTCCACTTCAATGGATTCGTCGGAAAAATCCATACAATCCCTGATCTCTTCCTCTGTCAGTCCCCGGATCTCAACCTCCATGCCGACCGACTTGACCATAAGGCGCATGGTACGGAGCTTCTTGCGCTCCTCGATCCGCTCTGCCGCCTTCCGCGCAAATGCCTCAAATATTACATTCTTCTCTTTTTCCATGTTCTTTTCCTCCGTTACTGTTCACTGATCTCATCCAGCAGGACCATATCCGACGGGGTAAATGCAAAAGGGTACTCCTGCTTGACAACTGCACCCTTTTCCCATTCCAGACCAAATTCAGAAAACGCTACATTCCCAATCTGGTATCGCTCCGTCTGTCCCCCGGTCGCATCCGGGTCTTTCAGTTTTGTAATGATAGTCCCTCTCGGGTCTTTCCCTTTACTGATATCTCTACGTACATCCTCAAACCGGGTGAACGCCTTTACCAGCGTCAGGGTTCCTTCCCCTTTCTGACCTGTGATCTTTGTGTCCACATCCATCCCGATCTGTACGTCTTCCCTATTTACCGTTACTTTCGCGGCAATCTTGGTCGCTTCGGCGATTTTAAAGCCGTTGTACCAGATTTCTGCCCATGTGCCGCTCAACGTCTTATTGCCCTTTAATTCCTGCATGGCTCCTCCTACATATTCATCTTAAGGGTCAGGTCTTCCATCGCGTCTAAAAACCTGCACGCTCCTGTCAGGAAGAGATACGAGCCCGTATTTGCTTCCCGTATCTGAGTGTCGGTCATTTCCTCCGTGTCGATCCCCTGCCTTTTCAGGTACTCCCGGTTCGCCTCCAGGTCAACTTCAACAAAGTTATCCCCGGTCTCATCCAGCACGCTGCCCTCCATCTTTTTCAGGTAATCGTTGACCGCCCCGACAAACATCTGCTTGTTGTCATAGCTATTGACCACCTTGCCCACATATTCATCTTCAAACGTCGTGTAGATATCGTGGATAATCACATCCATCCCCTCCACGATCTTGATCTTTTTAAGGTCTTCCGGCCGTTCCTCCGTTATGCTGGTCAGACTTGTCACGCCTCGTCCCAGCTTATACTTCTCCCCGTCGAAGACGACTACCAGTTTGCCAGCGTCCACTTCTGCCCCCGCATCTGCAGGCAGCTTCGCGTCCACCACTTCCGGAAGCTCATAATAGGTGCAACTCCTGTCAAGGGGCAGCCCTGCCAGGATCCCTGCGACCCTACAGCAATACTCTGCGCCCGTATAGGTCTGTACCTCATCCTGATTCTCCCACAGTGCAGTGACACCTGTAGTCGCAAAATTGACCACATGGGGATCGTCCGCAGCGCAGTCCGGCAGCACCGCCTTCGCTTTCTTCCCCTGCTTCCTTACCGCTTCCAGATACGCCTGCAACGCTTCCTTGTCCCCTGCCGTATATGCCGGGTACGCCAGATAATCAATGTTGAGCGGCAAGATTTCTTTCAAGGTGCCTGCAAGGTCCGGCGTCTCCTCATCCTTTAACAGCCGGACTGCCACCACGCGCTGGGGGCTCCCTTTAAACACCAGTTCAAGCGCCTTTAAACTCTCTTTTGTCCAGTCCTCCTGCACTACATCCCGCCACCGCCTGTACGGCGTCAGCATCTGGTTCTTTGTCGTGTCATCCAAAACCACCGCCACCATTCCGCGGCTGCCGCTCCGGATGGCGGTATCAGCCTTCCGCTGGAAGCTGATGATGATCTCCGGTAATCCCATCCCTGTTCCTC